AGGACTGTAAATGATTTTAAAACATGCAATTAGATACTTAGAACTAACAGGTTCAGACTTTATTACAGATTTGAAAGACTTTGCAGACCTACAAAATTCTTTTGTCGCTGGTTATATTCCTGATGACTTTACAGAGCAAATGGAGAGCTTTACAGACAAGTTATTGATACTTTGGGTAGATTGTAACGGAGGACTGCAAAACGCATTAGACGACAAAACAGAGCTTCCTACAACTAACGAGTTAATTAATATCTTCTGTAAGACTGTTTTTATTAAAGAAAAAGAGGAAACGGAAGACGATACTGTCTTCTTTTCTTCTAGTTCATTGATTAAGAAAAAGAAAGATACTGTAAAGGAAAATAAAACCTTAGAACTTTTGACTGTTTTAGGCAATAATGAAATTGATATAACACAGTTCATGGAAATGGAACTAGAACTTGTTTATAAATTAATCGAACTTATTGCAGAGAAGAAGAAAGAGGAAAAAGAAAAAGAGAAAAGGCGTAAAAGAAAGGGTATGTAATGGCAAGTAATGCAACATTTGAGGTCGAGATATACGGTAATACCACGAAATTCGAGAACTCACTCAAAGGCGTTAATACCGCAATGTCAGGGCTTAGAGGAGAAGCTAAAAACTTACGTGAAGCTCTAAAACTTGACCCAACAAATACTGGAAAAATGGCGCAATTGCAGAAGAACTTACAAACGCAGTTGGGCTTATCACGTGACAAAGCAACAAAATTAAAAGAAGAACTTTCTACAGTTGACAAAGGGACGTCAGCAGGTCAAAAGAAATGGCTACAACTTACTAGAGATTTAGGCACAGCAGAAACACAAGCTAATAGGCTAGAGAGCGAAATTAAGCAAGTCGAGGGCGCTATTAGTTCAGGCTCTTGGAACATTGACGCTAAAATGGACACTAAAGGTGTTAATAGCGGAATTGAGGGCATGAAGTCACGCTTTAGTGGGCTCAGAGAGATTGCGGTTGGTGTATTCAGGCAAATCGGTGCAAGTGCTGTTAGTGCTGTCGGTAATGGCTTAAAAGGTTGGGTATCTGACGCAATGGATACTCAAAAAGCCATGATTTCATTGCAAAATACAATGAAGTTCAAAGGCAATGGACGAGACTTTGACTATGTAAGCAAATCTATGCAGAATCTTGCTAAAGCTACAAATGCAAATACTGAAGATACTTTAAAACTTTCAACAACGTTCATTGGTTTAGGCGATACTGCTAAAAAAGCGGTCGGTAAAACGGAAGCATTAGTAAAAGCTAACCAAGCATTTGGTGGTACTGGCGAACAATTAAAAGGTGTAGTTCAGGCTTACGGTCAAATGTCGGCAGCTGGTAAAGTTACGGCTGAAAATATCAATCAGTTGACAGACAATAATACAGCTCTTGGCTCAGCACTTAAATCGACTGTTATGGAAATGAACCCAGCTTTGCAACAGTACGGATCATTTGCTTCCGCTAGTGAAGAAGGTGCAATATCTGTTGGAATGTTAGACGAAGCTATGCAAAAACTTGGTAAAGCAGGTGGTGGAGGAGTAACTACTATTGGTGACGCTTGGGATAGTTTCAATGAAACATTATCACTAGCATTACTTCCTACACTTGACGCTTTAACTCCTATTATTAGTGGTTTAATTGATAAAATGAGCGGTTGGGGCGAAAGTGCTGGTAAAACTATAACAAAGGTTATTAAGTATTTCCAAGACTTGTTTCAAAAACTTCAAGAAAATGCAGCCACTTTAGCCTTTTTAGAGGCTTGGGATAACATAAAAAGCGCATTTGATTCCATAGTTTCTATTATAGGGAACGTCATAAATTCATTTCTTGGAATAAATACAGAAACAACAAAAAACGCAACAAGTATAGATAACGTAGCAAAGAGCATAGCTGTATTTGCTGGTAAACTGTCAGAAATAACGAAAAAAATAGCTGATTTTCTGGAAAAAATTAGTAAAAGCAAGGAAGCAATGGATAATATAAAAGTAGCTTTAGTTGCTTTTGCTGGTGCTTTCGTAGCTTTAAAAGTCATTAATGGAATTGTTAAGGCGATTGAACTTTATAATAACATAGTTAAAATTGGAACAGCTATACAAGGTGCTTTCAATGCTATAATGGCTATAAATCCATTCGTGGCTCTTGGCATAGCGATCGCTGCCATTGTTGCTGGTTTAGTTTATTTCTTCACTCAAACCGAAACAGGGAAAAAAGTGTGGCAGAGTTTTGTAGACTTCTTATCACAGTCAATTGAAGCTATTAAACAGTTCTTTACTGGTTTAGGTACTTGGTTTAGTGAGTTATGGACTTCCACAGTCGAGGGTACAAAAACTATATGGAACGGAATAACAGAATTTTTTAGTGGCTTATGGAATGGAATAGTGAATATCGTTAAAACTGTGTTTACAACAATCTCTTCTTTAGTGACCGGTGCTTATAACTGGTTTGTTACAACTTTTCAACCTTTAGTTAGTTTTTATCAATCTATATTTGACCTGGTTAAATCAGTGATTAATTTAGCTTTTCAACTTATCTTGGCTATTATTCGCGGTGCTTACCAATTAGTCATTGGTGCATGGAAAGGCCTATCAGGTTTCTTTGGTGGTATATTTAACGCTGTAAAATCAGTAGTTTCATCAGTATTCAGCGCAATCGGTAGCTTTGCTTCTAGCGCTTGGGGAGTAGTTCGCTCAATATGGAGTGCAGTTTCAGGCTTCTTTAGTGGCATATTCAATTCTGTTCGTAGTGTTGTTAGTGGAGTGTTCAGCGCTATGGGTGGCTTTGCTTCTAGCGCTTGGTCAAGAATTTCAGGTGTATTTAACGGAGTAAGTAGTTTCTTTAGTGGAGCTTTCAACGGTGTTAAAGATGCAGTAAGTGGAGTATTCAGCGCTTTCGGTGGCTTTGCTTCTAATGCTTACAATGCTATAACAGGAGTATTTAACGGTATTGGCGATTTCTTTAGCGGTATATTTGGGGGAATCAAGAACACGATAGACAGCGTTCTAGGCGGTGTAACAAATACAATTAACAATATATCGGGAGCCATTAATGGTATCGCTGGAAAACTAGGCGGACTATTCAAAGGCTCAATGGTAGTAGGTTTAACAGATGTTAATCTATCTTCTAGCGGTTATGGTTTAAGTACGAACAGCGTATCAAGCGACAATAGAACATATAACACATTTAACGTGCAAGGCGGTGCTGGTCAAGATGTTTCTAACTTAGCACGTGCAATCAGACGTGAATTTGACCTAGGGAGGGCTTAATGGTAAGACAGTACAAAATACATACTAACTTAGACGGAACAGATGATAAAGTTTGGGACGTTACAAATGGAAAAGTTAGATTTTATCAGCCCTCTAATTTAGGGTTA